TGGAATTCATTTGGTACTGTAATTTGGATCCATACATCTGGTTGTTTAGGAACGCTCATTGTAAGAGCATTTATGATTCTTGATTTTAAATCAACATCTTCTTCAATATCATCTTTTAAATAGTTCCAAGGAGTTTGCCCCCATCTTTGAGCTATAATCTTAATATCCCATTCTTTGTCTTTAGCTTTAATTAAAGATTTAACAAAATCACGAGATCTAGCTCCATATCCACTATATGTGTCAATAGGGCAACTTACTATACAAAGTGGTTTACTCATAACGAAATTACAGTTTTATTTTGTTTTGCAGGTAATTCTTCTATTTTAATAAAATCATATGGGCTTCTTGGTTCCCATTTTTCAAAAGTTTGATCAATATATTTAATAGCATTTTTAGCCATGTTTTTAGATGACATCATTGATTCATCAGATGTAACCCACTCACGAGCAGCTTTACTATGTTTTTCATATAACTCAGGGTGTTTAGTTTTAGCTTTATACAATATTGCTATTTGATCAGCAGCATCTCTAAAATCAGCTCTATCGTCAAATATATAAGGTGTTGGGATAGATCCTACAATTGATAAATTAGATGGGAATACTGGGAATGCCCATTCACCACATTTTTTATATTTTCCAAAATGGTTTGATCCAAATTCTTCTGTAAACTTAACCCACTCACCATTTTCATCTTCAAAGCGCATTTGGTCTTGCATACCACCAGTTACATTAGCTATAATTGGTTTTCCACACATCATTGCTTCTGTAAGTGATAATCCCCAACCTTCATTAGATGAAATCAAAATACAAGCATCCATTAAGTTATAAAGCATGTTCATTTGCTCAGGAATAAATCTATTTACACCTGTAAGGAATACGTTTGGTGGGTTTTTACCCCAAATCATTTCCATTACTGCTGGTATATCTGTTCCATTTTCATCTAATGGTTGTGTATGGGCGAGCAATGCTACTTTATCTTTTTTATCTTCTGGAAGTTGATCTACAAATACTTTCCAGGCCATCAATACATCAGGGAATGATTTACGTCTGATATTTCTAGAGTTGAATCCAAGAACAAAATCATATTCTTTATCTTTGAATATTTGTTTTTTAAATTTCTGTAATTCATCCCATTTTTCACTTTTTTCATTAATAGGAAAGAATACTTCTTCATTTATACCATGAGGCACATATCCTATTACTTTATCTTTTGCTTTATCTCCTAATACAACACGATTAATATTTTCTGTTTGTTTACTAATTGCTAGTAAAGCATCACAAGATTCATAAAAAGCTTTGTTGTAAATTGGATATGGTAGTGAGTCCCAAATATTAAGGTAAATAATAGGAACTTGAGAACGTATTTCACGCTCATGTGTCCATAACCAAACCCAATATCTAGGATCAGTAAATAGCATTATAGCATCTGGTTTTTCAATTGCCATAACATCTCTTACTCTTTCGATTGTTCCATATCCTGAATTAGGGTATAGGAACACACTAGCATCTTCAATTCCATTAAATTTATTTGAATCTTCACTTAAATCTAATTTTTTACCCTCATCTGGGTTTTTGATTGTGCTTCCTAGATTTACCCAGTTGTAATGGTGGCAAGTGCCTAAAATCATTTCTCTTGCCATTGTTGCAATACCGGATGTTGTTCTCACATCATCACACAGTAATAGAATTTTCTTTCGTTGTTCTTTTGGAATGTACCCTTCTTTCATAACTAAATTTAAAAATATTAAAGACTACCACTCATAATCAACTCAGTATGATTATGTAATTGCTTGCGAAATTCTTCATCACTTAAATACAAATGTATTGCTCTATTAGTTAATTTTTGCAAATTAAATTTGTTTTTAATACTAGCAACTTTGAATTCTTCAAACAAGTCTTGATGTACTTTTACACTTGTGAGTGTTAATTTTTCATTTTTACTTGCCATAAACTATATATTTTGATATAAATATATATTATTTTATAAAGAATTTAATTTATTGCAAAGAGAAGGATTATTATTAAATTGACACCATTTACATAAAGGTCCTACTTGTTTTAAGTATTCTTTAACTAATGGCTTTCCATCCTTATCAAAGCAATCTTCTATAAATGTACGAAAACCCTCTACGGTAGCCGAACGTTTTCTAGTTCCTGAAGCAGGAATAAATGATTGTATTCTAGGTATTGGGTATTCACTTTCTTCCCAAATTTTGCGCTTTACAATGAAGAATTCAACATCAATTTTATCTACATCCCAATTAAATAATTTGCTAAAGTATTCTTTGTAAAGTATAATTTGTGATGTTTTTGTTTCGTTTCGTTTATCTTCATCTCTCCATCCACGTTTAGATGTTTTAATATCGAATATTTGTAACTTATCTACTGCTTCATTATACAATACAAAATCGATAAAACCCTTAAATTTAACATTAGGATATTGTTCGTGTGGAGTAAATGATAGTGGAAATTCAATTCCAATAAGATGTGTTTTACGAGTTGAAAAATATTCGCCTCGTTTTTTAAGGAAGAATTCTAATATTGATCTTCCGTCTTCAAAGTATTCTGCCATTTCATCAGCTGAGGAGAAATGTACTTTATTATTTTGTTCAAATCCTTTCTTGTATTCTTCTCTAAATGTATTTTCAAATAAACCTATAGTATCTTCTCTATCAGCAGCAGCACCGCTTTGTTCATACATTACTTTAAGATAATGTTGAAGTGCAGTGTGCATTGCTGTTCCAAATGTAAGTTCTATACTTGGAGGGTTCTTGTATTTATCTACACTTTGAAGTTTCCATTTATGAGGACACTGTTTCCAGGTAGAATACTGCGAATATGAAACTATTTTTTCTTTGCTCCAATCAATTTCTGCTGCTTTATGCTCAAGTAGAGGCTTTAGATGTTTTGGTAGTTTTTTCATTCTTCAATAACTTTTTTAGTTCATCATCATTTATCCCTCTACTACTTAAAATATCTTTTATTTGATTTTCATCTAGTATATGAAGATACTCTTTTATCTCTCTAGTTGATACTTGAAAATGAGTGGCTAAAACCTCAAGTAATTCGTTATTTACTTTAGATTTAGTTGACTTAATATATTTTGCAAATACCTTATTTTCAGGTAAATAATTACAGTATATTAAATATATTTGATCAGGTTTTAATTGCCAGAATTGTTGTAAATAATTAGCTAATTCAATATATGGCTCATACATTGACACAAGTCTATGTACCATATATGGATTAAATGCTGCTTGATCTTCTTCACTAAATGAAGACCAAGGATCCTTATTATATGTAACTTGTTTAAACCAGTCAAATATTGTCATTACTATTTATCTTTAGGCATAAAGTCAGCGTTTACGTGTCCACATTTAGAGCAAGTAAATACTTGAATAGGCATAAGTGCATCTTGTGAAGTACCAGTTACGAAACGAGATATTTTACGTAGCATTACACCTTCAATAAACACTTCATTTTCGCATTCTTCACATTTGAGGGGTGTAGTGTCTTTTAACGCTACATTCATGTTAACTTGTTGCTTTTGATCCATTTTATTTTATTTTATTTGTTTTTAAATTTTTCAATTAATTCTTCAAATGTGATTGAACTCCCTGATGTTTTCCAATATTCTTGACCTGCTTTCCATATTTCATATGCTTGTTCTTCTGTATAACCTCTCTGCTCTTTCTCCATTGCTTTTGCTTGTTCAAGCAATCCATTAAATTGTTGTGCTTTATTAATATCTTGGTATGGTATTAAACTATCTATTTCATTCCATAACCATTCAACTGCCGTTTGTTGTGCCATAGTTTATTTTATCTTTAATATTTGAGATATAAATGCCATAAAGTTAATTTCTTTATCAGCTATAGTATTATTTTGCCACAAGTATTGAGCTGAATGTATAGCTACATCTGCTGGTTGTGTTGTATATTCATTTACACGCTCATATAATCCTGTATATAAAGGTACATAATCATTTATATCTGCATCTACTACTGTTTGTCTAATATCAGTCCAAGCTGTTTTACTTTTCGATTTTAAATGCTTTATAACGTCATTTAAAACACCTTCAACATTAGGTACTAATGCTCCTGGGTTTAAAGTATTATTGTCATCTACTGATTGTTGAGATGCATTAATGATTTTCCTGATATCAGGATAATATGTCTTGACTAAAGCAGCAATATCAGTTAATTCATATTTAACTTCCTCTTGATCTAAAATCCATGCTAAATGTTTTGCAACATCACCTTTAGCAGGTGGTTCAATATGAAATGATTGACATCTGCTCTTAAGTGGATCAATAATACGTTCAGCATAGTTAGCTGTTAAGATAAATCGTGTTTTTGCAGAATATGTTTCCATTACATTACGTAATGCTGCTTGTGCTTGCGGTGTAATATAATCAGATTCATCTAAAATAATTACTTTAAGTGGATTAAAGCTATTTACAGATGCAAAATCAACGATTTTATCTCTAATAGTGTCAATACCTCTTTCGTCAGATGCGTTAATGTACATTACATCACACTTGATGTTTTTAGTAATTAACTTAGCTAATGTTGTTTTACCTGTACCAGGTTTTCCAAATAGTAACAGGTGAGGTATATCATTTGTAGTGATACACTTAGAAATGAAGGCTTTTACACCCTCATTTCCAACGTATGTATCTAATGTTTGGCTACGATATTTCTCAACCCATAGGGAATTGTTCGCCATCTTTATCTTTTTTAGGTTCGTTATAGATTACACATTCAGTTAGTAATACAGTACCTGCTACTGAAATAGCATTTTCAAGTGCTGTACGAGCTACTTTCATTGGATCAATAATGCCTGCTTCAAACATATCTTTTACTGTTTCTGACTTAATGTCATATCCAAAAGTACGGCCGTTTTTAGGGTTTTCCTCTCTTACTTTTCTAAGAGCAAATATAATTTCTTCTTTATTTTCTATACCTGCATTTGATAGAATTTTAAGGAATGGAGAACCACAAGCAATATATGCAATACGTTTTCCTAAATTAAAATCTTCACCATCATCTTTCTTAAGTGTAATACTTTCTCTTGCTTCAAGTAAAGCAACACCACCACCTGGGAGTAATCCTTCCTCTAATGCGGCTTTAGTTGCTTGTAAAGCATCATCAATACGGTCTTTCTTCTCTTTAATTTCAGTTTCAGTAGCACCTCCGATATTGATTACAGCTACTCCACCTACTAATTTTCCAAGGCGTTCTTGTAGATGTTCTTTTTCAAATGCTGAAACTGATTTTCCAATTTGTTCTTTAAGTTCAGCTACACGTGCTTGAATTGTTTCTTCATTGCCACTACCGTCTACAATTGTAGTTGTATCTTTAGTTACAGTTACTACTCTTGCTTTACCGAACCAGTCTGAATTAAAACGCTCTAATTTCATTCCTTTTTCAGGTGAAATTACAGTACCACCAGTTACAGTTGCAATATCTTCTAGAATTGCCAAACGACGATCTCCAAAGTCAGGAGCTTTAACAGCAACTGCCTTTAACATTCCTCTCATTTTATTTACAATTAATGTTGATAGTGCTTCACCATCAATATCTTCTGCAATGATTAGGAGTGAACTGTCTGTTTGTGAAGTACCTTCAAGTACTGGGAGTAATTCTTTAACTGATGTTAAACGTCCATTATAAATTAAAACTAATGGATCTTTTAAAGCAGCAGACATTGTATTATTGTCTGTAGTAAAATACATTGATTTGTATCCTCTATCAAACTGAATACCTTCTACTGTTTCAAGTGATGTTTCTCCTGTTTTACTTTCTTCAACAGTAACAACACCATCTGTACCAACCATGTTCATAGCTTCAGCTACCAATGCTCCAATTTCTTCATCATTATTTGCTGAAATTGTAGCTACTTGTTTAATTTGATCTTCAGAGTTAATTTCACGTTTGATTTCTTTCAAACCAGCAATTACTTCTTGAGATGCAGCTTCAATACCTTTTTTAACAAGTACTACGTTTGTATTTGGATTAATACTACTAAATGCTTTTTGAATTAATGCATTTGAAAGTACAGTTGATGTGGTTGTACCATCACCGGCTTTATCTGCTGTTTTAATAGATGCCTGCTTGATCATTTGGGCACCTATGTTTTCAATTGGATCTTCAAAATCCTTAAGTGTTTTTGCTACTGTAACACCATCTTTTGTACTACGTACTGTTCCGTAGTCATCAATGAATACTACGTTACGACCATAAGGTCCGAGTG